ACGCATTAGCCCCCGTTGGGGGCTAATCATCGCCGAGCACTGCCTACGGTTTGGCAAAAACTAAATTGTCGCCTTTCCGGGGGACCGAAACACTCCGTGATGACCTACGGTAAGGTTACATGTCCTCGTACTCGACCCGAGTTGTGTAATGAAACTCTGCCATGATTTGTCCTGTTGCAGTGGCACCATTAGCGGGGACGACTTGGAAGGCTATCCACATATTTCTGTTTGTTGGGACTGTAGTCGCATCATCAAATTTTAGTGTCTTAATGTACTTTCCAAAATTAAAATAAAAGGGACGGGACATTGCACTGTTATCGTAATAACCAGCTATACCTACCGGTCCAGTAGCTGACGGGTACCCGGAACCAAGTCTGATAGTCTTCGAACCATGAGATATCCAAGCGTCTTTGTTTAGTGTAAAATCAATATCGAGCATGTTACCTTGCATACCTACAGCTGCGCTAACAGTGTCAAATATGTTGCTGGCAATAGTTGTTGCAGCCAGATTATTAGTATTGACAATTTTTTGTGATAAAATCCAAATTTTAACATAGCAGGGCACTGGAAAGTTGTTAGTGGTATTCTCATAAGGCAGAATGTTTACGTGACCCCGCACGAAACCAGACTTGACCCTGACACTGTTACCTACACGTTGTGACTTAGTGACTCCCTGTGCCAATTGAGGCAACAAATTTTTGTTTGTTGGTACGCCTACCGCCGTACAGGTAATGGACTGATTAGCACCGTAATCAAACCATGCTTTGTTCTCTGCCTGACGACTTATAACACTCTTAACAATTCTAGTAATTGCCTTAGAACCAGTAGTAGACTTTCTACGAGAGACCTTACGCGTTCGCTTTCCGGGTTTTGCTTTTCGTTTGTAAAAGCGACGAGCATACATAATAATATATATCCTGAGATAGAAATTATTTTTCTTATATTGTTTTTCCTAAATATTATATTTAACTAGTTCATGAGAATCGTTGATAGTCCAGACGTTCCATCTGTCCTTGCTCATTAAAGAGAATTCTGGGAGACCGTTTGTGAAGACGAATATACGAGGTCGGTCAAATCGTACCTTCTTAGCAGCGTAGCGTTTATCGTACGCAACACCATTTTTTATAACTTCCACTCCAGAGTAAAAATCACCAAGTTTATCTTTTTTCATGCCTCGAGGCATGTCTATAAGGTAGCACCGTTTTATTGGTCTTGATGCTACCCAGGCAAAGATATCGTCCATCAGACGATATGGCGGTATCTCCTCGGCGATGCCTGAGTACTCGAGATACTCGCTGAATATTGATTTGCCTATGTTCCCTGTCGGGTCATAAACTAGGTCAATTGTCCTCATACAAAACTCGCTTGCTTTTTTTAAAAGCGCTTCCTGATAAGGATATAGCGCGAATTTATTAAAAATTGACAGCTGATGAGTTAAAACTCTTACTACATCAGTGTCTTTCCAAGGCCCCTCTATCCGAGTGTCCTCTTTTAATTGATAGAAACTGTCCCCTGCCACAAATTCCGGATTTGTTGTAGGCTCGAAATACTGGGGGGGCACCTTAAATAGTTTCAAAGCTTCCATTTTACGTCGCTTTTTTATTAGTGATAGTCTCCCTTGATAGTGTATGTAACCAGTGTCACCTTTTTCTTTCTGAAAGCAAAACTTCTTCGCTATTCCAGTAAGGAATTCTGTTATCTGCTCGTGAGTGTAATCACCAGCAGTATACCTAAAGTCATAACCACAGACTGCGTTCATTCTATATACACTACCGGGATTTTATTTAAGTCCCTTTCAGTTAAATATCATTATTGGGCGGCTACGCCTGGAAGAACAGCCAATAATGATATACTCGCTTTCGCTCCTATATATATATATTTAACTATCTGGCACAACTGGCACATTTTGCTTTTTGCTTTTCGCTTTTAAAAACAAAAAGGAGAACCAGCGGGGTTAGTTATTATACCTATCGGTATAATAACACTTATATGGTTGGACAATTTATCATTTTCGGCAAATCATCAAATGATGACGCATTAGCCCCCGTTGGGGGCTAATCATCGCCGAGCACTGCCTACGGTTTGGCAAAAACTAAATTGTCGCCTTTCCGGGGGACCGAAACACTCCGTGATGACCTACGGTAAGGTTACATGTCCTC